CTGTTCCACCACTGATGCGGAACTGGTTCTCGATTTGATCGAATGTCGTCGTATCAAGAATGTCTGATACAGCAATCTCGTCTGTGATCTTTCTGCTGGTGTAGGTTGGCGAGTTATACGCACCAGATTGATCGTAGTAATAAGGAACCCACAGGCGTCGTTGGAAGTGGATACCCCAAGGCGCACCGGGTTGATGCATAAACCCACCGCCAACGCTGAATCTGACTCCAAACTCAAACGTATCAGCCGTAGTGTTAGTATTATAATTACCCACTGGAGCATACCACTTAATTGAGGTAGTTGTCGCAGTTACAACTTGGTATTCTTTGCCGACCATTTCGGCAAAATCAGGAGTTGTTGCTTGGCGAACAATAATAATGTCTCCACCCTTAACTGTGACATTACCAGTTACCGTTGCAGTTACTAAACCACTCACCACATCCACATCTCTTTCCGTGATGTTAAATGTTTGAGGCTGAGTGTAAGCTCCGCCCGGAGAAAGCGTGAACCCGTCAGTGGCAGTGGCCGCAGTAGTAACAAATGTTGTGCCTGTTGATATTGATGCAGCCTTAAACGTAAACGTATCTTGATCCGTCACGGTATCAACCACATACGTTCCGTTTGGAGGTGTTCCACCAGTAAGACCAGCAATCGTAATTGACGTTCCAACCAGCAACCCATGTTCACGAAGATTTATTGTAACTACCGTGTCCGGGCTAGCTGTTCCATTGGAACTCGCGGATAGGATAGGCCTTCCATTGGGATACCACTCAAATGCTTGTTGCCCATCGCGGAATAGCATCACCTTGTCGAACACTTGGATCATCTCAGTATCACCACCAAGCGATTGCCCAGATGGATACGGGATGTCAGTGACGGAAAACGTAGCCAAGTCAATCTTCTTAGCAACCGTGTCCATTGCCACAATTACGTATTCCTTGTTGCTTGTATTGGGATCACTAAACAAGCACGAAGCCCTTACGTTGGCATTGGCATTGTCGTTAATTGGCATCTGCGACAGTGTGCCGACTTTATCAGTTGGAGCAGTAGTGACACCAGCAATCGCGTAGCTTAGCGTGTTGGCATCGACATAAGTAAGCAAGTAGCTTCCATTAAACGAAGCATCCAGTCCAGCAATCGTAGCCCATCCAGAGCTTGCGGCAGCAAACCCATGAGCCGTCACAGTAATACGCACAGTCCCAGTGACAGGGATTGTCACATTGGAGATGGTCTTAGCAGAATCAATCAAGTAGAATGGCAACTGCAATGGAGTTTGACCAGTAGTCAACGCGCTCGTCTTCTCAACCACGCCTTTACGTGGCTTCCAGTATCCCTCCATGCGCCCATTCAACGACTCCCTTACCTCTCCCTCTTTGAGCTGGTTAAGTTGGAGCCTTTGATTCACACTCATGAACCCTCGATCAGCAGTCTCGCCAATCGCAGAGTCCATCGCGCTACCACTCTGGGCAAACTGGGACATTACGCGTAGTAAACAATCACCACACCGGATGTCAGAACCACTTGGCTGAAGTCACCGCCAATACCCAAGCCCGCAGGAAGCGTAATGGTCTGCAGCCTCGATGCACCAGAGATACTCCCAGATGCACTTGCCACAGTAGCCAGCACAGCGTCATTCACAACCTGAATCCAACGGATCTTTCCTGTATAAGTGGTAGCAGCAGTCGAAAGCACAATGCCTCCACCTTGACCTTGTAAATCCCAGCTAATTGCGCTTGCCATAAATGTATTGACTAGATGTTTATTTAAAGTATTATGATGCCAACCCAACGAAATCAGTCGAAGGGTCAGCCAACCTCAAACATGTATCAGCATGCAAGAAGCTACACAACAAGTATTCGAATTTAAGAACCAAGTCAACACTTTTGTTTCAAAACATAAAAGGTGGGACACGCGAGCCGACGGGAAAGTTTTCTGGCAATACACGCGCAATCTGAAGAGTCAAGAGAAATGGATCACTTTGGACTCAGCCATCAGATTAAATGAATCTGTGAAGAAGGCTGCCAGTAAGCAACGATTAAAGAATCCAGAGAAGCACAAATCGCAAAACGAGCAATGGCGCGAGAAGAACAGGGAGAAGCATCGCCAGAATGCTAGGGATTATTACCAGAACAATAAACATCACGCCAATGAGGTTAAGCGAAAGAGGCGTATAGAAAGAAGGCATTCAGATCCATTGTATGCATTCAGAGAAGGAGTGAGATCGCAAGTGCTTAGAGCATTCAGAGACAAGAACTATGCGAAAACCTCACGAACCAAAGAAATCCTTGGGTGTGAATGGGAAGATTTAAGCCGACATATCGAGTCTAAATTCACTACTGGTATGGGGTGGTTTAATCGTAGCGAATGGCACGTAGATCACATTATACCACTTGCATCTGCCAAAACCATGGAAGATGTCGTGCGCCTAAACCATTATACGAACCTACAACCATTGTGGGCGATAGACAATTTGAGGAAGGGAGATCGAATGCCAGACTCCGTTTGACGGCACCATATATTATGTCGTTGTCAACTACATTCGGTAATAGGCCCCCTTTACGAAAAAATTGTTTGGCAACCTTACCGCTCCCGCTTTTCACTCGACCACCAGATGCGACCCCCGCCCCCCCCTATCGCACCCAGGTTGCATTAGCACATCGATTGCATTAGTAACCCAGCTGCAGTTGCATGTTGCTTGCGTTAACGTGCCCCGTGAATCCTTAGTGCGCCGGTAATGTATCGAGCCGCCGCTTGTTTAGAACGCTCGTTTGAATCACGTGCTTGTCATGCTGTGCCAGGCTGTGCCAGTTCCCAGCGATCGTTTGAATCACGTGTTGTCCCAGCTTGTCGCACGTAGCTTGCACCTGCCTATTCGTTGCGATTGTGCATTGCCGTGCCAAGTCGCCAGTTAGAGAGCAGTTAGACTAAAATCGCTTTGAATCGACCGGCCTTGCCATGGTGCCATAATCGCGCCAATCGTGCCACAAGGCATCCTGGGGAGTTTGTTAACAAATTGTAAATTACGCCGGAGTTGACGCAGTTAGGAATATCTGAGTATAATCCATCTGGAAGAGAGACAAGGATGATCACTTATCACCTATCCTTCGACGAAGCGGAGCGAAGTCGGGTACAAGCCCCTATCCATCGTATGCTCCCTATCGTACAGCGGAGCGGAGCGTAGCTGGGACAAGCCCATAAAGCATCGTACAAGTACATAAAGGTACGTCGAAGCGAAGCGAAGACTGTACAAGCCCTTTCCCTCGCATGATTACTAAGCCTGAGATTGTACGCGCGTTGGATTTATTCTTTGGCAAGGGGAATGGATTTCAGGCGTCACTTGTTGTCCCGCTTTACCTGCTTGCTCATCCTGCTCCCTACTTAATACCGACAACAACCCCTAAGCTAGCCACCATGGCGCGGCGAGCTTGGATCTCTTCCGGCATGCTGATCCGCTGCCAATGTACCTAGGGGCCGGGTTATTACTCCGGCGCGGTGGATTGTTTGCTGGTCATCGCTTGTTTCCGTCTGGCTCTGGAGCCTTGTATTTCCTAGGGTTTGCTCATGGCTTGGGATTATTTTTGATTTAGAGCAGATTATTTGTTGACAATCCCTGCGGGCGGATGCACTCTCTCCCCAGCGGCCACCGCGCCTAATCCACACACACACACTCCAACGATGAAAAATATACAAGTCACAACGAAATATCGCGCATCCAAGATGCAAGTTGAATCACTGTTCACGCCCGTCAATGGCGGGACGTTAAGCCAAGCGAAGTATTGCGGCGGGAATTACAAACCCGGCTCATTTCCTACGGGCCGCGATGTTGAAGTTTCAGGCGATATCTACGCAATCTGGGCGGAATCCCGCCGTGATTCGGAGGGCCCCTATGTTTCGCTCTACTGCTTAACCTCGCGCTGAGACTTCACCATTCAATCCTACTAATCAAATGCAATCTTCCCTTTTTATTATCGCCGCCGTGGCATTTGTCGCAATGCTGGCAATTTTCGGACCGCGTAAAGCCCCCGGAATCATCCTGGGTATCGCTGCAGCCCTTTCCTCCGCTTGGCTTGTCTCGGCAATCTTCACGGCTTGAAAATAAATCATTTTTTCTCTCGACTGCCGGCAATTTGTCGCCAATCTCTACACATAACGAAGCGCGGCCCGCGATGCATGGCAAGTCTCACACCTTAAAACAATAACCACGATGAAAACTACACTTGCCACTTCAGACATCGCCCACGCTCTTAAATCAGATTTCAACGCCGCTTGGAGCTGGAAGGGGGCACGCGCCCTTGCGGAATACTTGGAAGAATACGAAGAAAGCACCGGGGAAGAGCTAGAACTAGACGTTTGCGCCATCCGCTGTGACTTCTCAGAATACGCAAGTCTTGAGGCATGGGCGAGCGATCATTTCAGGGATCAAGCGGACGCCGTTGACAAGCTTGGCTTGACGCTTGGTATGGATGGATCAATTGACGAGGAAAGCGACGAAATCGACGACAATATCCGCTCATACATTCAAGACAACGGCCAGCTTATCGAGTTCGACGGCGGAGTGATCGTTTCCAGCTTCTAAATTCCGAAACCCCTGAGGGGGTCTGGCGGTAACTCCGTCACTGACGAGGAAACAACAACAAAACGAAACAATGAAAATCACTCAAATCAAAGTCCAAGGTGGAAGAATTGCAAAAAACCCTCTCACGGGAAGCTGGTTCGTTTACATTGGCGACAAGTTGGCAGCGGACTTCATTTGTGAAAGCAAACGGGACGCAATCGCAACGGCTAAGGAAAGGGGGGAAGGATGAGCTTTGCTTGCACTCGATGCGGAAGCCGTCACTGGCCAGATCCTGACAGTTCTTGCCCGCTATGCAATGACGGGAGGGAAGAACCCACAGAAGCCCTTGGCGACCCTCTGGAGGCTCAGGGGCAGGCCGTCAAGAGGTTTACCCGTGATGGTTGCGGGCTTCTCTCTTCGCTTAGGTGGTGGCGATCAATTGACGAGCAAACCGACAAGGATCAACCGCCGGAAATGATGGCGGACCGCTTGGCATGGCTTCACACGGAGGCCTGCCGGGACGCATGGCAAGACATAGAGGAACCGCCTTCACATTATGCATGGGCGGACGCTTGCGCCTTGGCAGGATTTGACATGGCGAAACATTACAAGAAACCAAACCAATAGAAAACAAAACAATGAGAACACACAAAAGCGACAGCGTTAACCAATACGGGCAGGGAGACTCAACTATCTGCGTGACCCGTGCAGCATGGCGAAGGGAGCACGGCGTTACGAAAAAGGACGTTACCCTGTTTATTGGGGCCGCATACGGTGAAGTGAGCCGGAAGTTTGCCGCTGGCATTCTCCGGCAGTATCGGCGCACTGCTAGACTGTTGAAAGGGGGCGCAAAGTGACACACACACCCGGTCCTTGGAGCCAATCGGGATGCGCGATTCATGCCGGAGAAGTCCCTATCGCTGGAATTGTCGGCATTACATGGGACAGGATGGTGGAAAACCAAGCGAATTTTAACCTGATTTCCGCTGCCCCTGATATGCTGGAAGCCTTGCAGATGCTCATGCCACAGGAGCCACGGGAGGCCGACAGCTACGACCGCGCAATGTGGAAAAATGCCCGCGCCGCAATCGCCAAGGCAACGGGAAAGGAGCACGCATGATCGCGGACTTTGACCTCTTGGTTGAGGAAACCGCACTTGCATTCCAAGTTGACCGCGAGGACATCTTAGGACCGGGGCGAACCAAGACACCTTCTCTTGCCCGTCATGTAGTAATGGCAGCGTGGGCCGATTATCACTCTTACCAAGACGCAGCGGACAGGTGCAACCGCTCAAGCCATGCAACAGCGATGTGGGCGCGTGAAAGGGTCTTAAATATGGCTGGGCTCGATCAGTCCTTCGCCATGATGATCGCCGAGATTTACCGAAAATGCCAATATGGCAGCGGAGAAACGAAGGAACCGGAAGCAGTTGAACCTGAAAATGAGTCGAAATATCTTGAAATTTATGCTTGAACCCGGATAAAACCCGGATAAAACGAACACGCAATTGACGCAAACAAAACGAAAAAATGAGCTACGAAATCACGATTGCATTTAGTAAAAACCATGAAATGATTTGGCCGTGCGACGGTAAGACAAAAGAGGAAGCACAGGCACTAGCTGAAGCCATCCGGATCAAATACCCCGAGGCGCAAGTGACAGTAGAAGACAAGTAAAACATAGTTAACTAACCACCGGAAAACAAAAACATGATGAACTTAGAACACAGCACACCAGAATTATTCGCCGCGCTAGCCAAAATGCAAGGCGAGGTCGAGAACGCAACGAAAGGCAGTCTAAACCCGCACTTCAAAAGCCGATATGCGGACCTCGCTGAGGTTCTCAACACCGTTCGTCCAGTCATGGCAGCAAATGGCATCAGTGTCATTCAATCGCCCTCATTCGACGGGGTTAGGGTGAGCGTCACGACGACGATTTGCCACGCAAGCGGCGGATACGTCAGTGGGGAGGTTTCATGCGTCCCCGCCAAGCATGACGGACAGGGAGTCGGGGCGGCGACAACGTATCTGCGACGATACGCATTGGCGGCATTCGCTGGGGTTGCACAAGAAGATGACGACGGCCAATCGGCTGTTACCACTCAACGGGTCGCTTATTCAAAAATCACGCCGGGACAAGTCTCGGAAATCAGGAGCGACCTTGAAGGTCTAGCGATTGATGAAGGCGCATTCCTGAAGCATTACGGTGTGGTGACATTAGCTGATATCACAGTTGACAAGGTCCCACTAATTGAAAAGGCGTTTTCCGCTAAACGGAAACCAAAAACAACAGAAGCAACGCTTAACGCTACTTTTGAAGCAATGGCGAAAAAGATCCAAGCCTAACGTCAAAATGGAGGCACGCGAACAATGAAGCCCGAATTTAAAAACAGACGCCCCCGGCGTTGCCTCGCATGGCTTGTTCGGGTTTCTTTTTGCGGGATGACCGCCCTGCTATGGGGCGCGCTGTTCGCAATCTTCGACCCGACAATCGGCTGCATCTGCGCCATCGCTGGCTTCTGGCTTGGCTGGCAATGCACCGAAGCAAAACCGGAACGCGGCGAATCCAATGACCCGAACGCCGACGTGGAGCCACCGAAGCAAAAGAGATGAAATCATGAGCAATCCCCTTACACCTGGAAACTCTGGATGGATGCCGGACTTTGAAGACCCGGAAATGCCGCCAGCCAAGGGACACGCCACGCGAGGCAATCACGGTGCGTCTGGAACCGCAGGACGCGGCCAAGCTGCGGGATCTGTGCAAGGCGCGGAACGTGTCGCAAGCCGAGTGGATCACGGACAAAATCAAAAATGCCCGCAAATGAATTCCCAGCAGAACGCCCAAGCGATGGCATCCGCCGACGAGAAAACTCAACCGAAGGAAACGACTCCATGAAACCAGAAAACACTGACACACCACTGAAGGCGGATTGTCCATCCGCGCCTTGTTCGGCATCTTCGGAGCCGCTGCACGTCTATGACTGGCTGAAACTACCGCCCGGAAACGATGCCGAGCGCGACGCAAAGGAGTGGATTGAGGCATTCTGTAAACCAGCCTATCAAAAAATGTTTGAAGGTGGAAACGAATGGCTTGCTCGCTATCGCGTGACGGTCGAATGGAAGGGCAAACGCTACACATGCTCGGGAGCGTCGCGACTTGGTGACGTTTGGCTAAAAACGGAGGGATCAGCGAACTACTACGACCACCGCGTGAACGTCGAAGAACTCTCGAACTGGAAGCGCATTCTTCTGCCGAACAGTTAATTATGCCCACCGCTGGGTCCAATAACCACCAAACAAAACAAACAGAATGAAACGATCAGAAACAACAGAAGAAAAGTGGGAAGAAGCAGTTTTTGCGGCTGAATCAAAAGAAATCTCGAAATGGGTTGATTCCTTGCGAGAGATGGATTGCAACGATATCAGGATTACGTCACGCGATAACTATGGTTTATGCACAACGATCATAAGCGATTCTTCATGCGGAGATGCTTATGTCATAACGAGAAATCTTGCCGTTGATGAATTGTCCGAGTCCGTTAGCTATTTTCTTTTTTCGGACGAAGTGACTAAAGCCATTTCAGATATTTACATTTCAAGCAAAACAAAATGAGAGTTACACACACACCATATAAGACGAAAACACGCGCCATTGGCAGCGATTTAGAGATGACGCTAGCATTGATCGGCGCATTGAGAAGTCCGACAGCAAGCAAACTCGGGAAACTGCAAAAGATCACAGGAATCCTCACCAGGCTATTCAAATGAAAATCGAACAAGGACTAGGAAAGACATATTACGAGCGCACGGCGACCCCTTCAGACCCCAAAGCGGGGCCAGTGTCGAAGTCGTTGCTATGGGACTTCAACAAGTCTCCTTTCAAGTGGCGACACAGCAAGCCAAGAGAGGCGTCGAAGGCGATGGATCTGGGGACACTCATTCATGCAGCGACTCTAGAACCGGAGACGGTAGAACAAATAATTGCGATCTCACCATACGCAGACTTCCGCACAAAAGAAGCCCGCGAATGGAAGGCAGCACAGGCCGAGTCGGGCAAGATCATCACATCACAAGACGACATCGACAAGGCCCTCACAATCGCGGAGACGGTGACGGATGACTACCTCGCCAATTTCAACGCGAAATACAAAACGGAGGTCGCGGTTTTCGGCAAGATCGGAGAGACGGAAATCAAGGGCCTCATCGATATTGTTCCTGACGGCTTGGATTGCCTTGTGGACCTCAAGACGACCGCGAGCTTTGACAGCCAAGATTCTATTCAACGGACTATCGTGAATCGAGGCTACCACTGGCAAGCCGCACTTTATTTGGACCTCTGGAACGCCGCAGCAAGCGAGAAACGCACCCGATTCATCTTCTGCTTCGTCGAGATTGAAGCCCCGCATGAAACGGCATGGGTAGAATTATCTGAGAATTTGCTTGAACTCGGCCGAGCGGGGTATATGAATGCCTTGGCGAAGTGGCAAAAATGCGTCGCAACGAACCACTGGCAAAAACAAATTGAAGGAATCGCACTAATCGAAGCACCAAAATATATCACACAATGAAACAAACAATCGACATCAGCCTAGACGTTAGCAAAATTGACAAGACCGAGCTTTACGAGTCGCCAAAAACAGGGAAGAAATACCTCAATGTCACCGTTCTAATCCGTGACGAAAAGGATCAATACGGCAACGATGGATTCATCGTCCAGAAGATCAG